TGCGACCAGATTAGATACTTTAGTCAAGCATGTGGCTGTAAGTTTGTATTCTTTGAGCCTATCCAAGATGTAGTCTCTGGTCAGTCAGAAGAGAGTAAAGAGCAGATGTTAGCTGACTTATCGGTCAGGTTGTCTAAATTATCAGCGGAGCTAAACGTAGGTATCGTAACTATTGCCCACACTAATGACAATGGTGACCCTAAGTACTGTAAGATGATTGGACAACGGGCATCAGTGATCCTAGACCTCTCCCGTGACAAAGAGGCAGAAGACCTACAGGAACGTAATACAACGCACATAACAGTGCAGAAGAACCGCCCATGCTCAGAAGAAGGTAGGGCTGGTATGATGCGGTTCAACTCAGAAACATTTACACTACGAGAGGTAATTTGATGAAAAAATATAATAGTGATGGACATATAGGAAGCGGATGTATAGTCCTAAAACAAGGAGTACTTTCAAAATCACTAGGTAAAAACGTAGTGTTTTATGGGGAAGATTGCGAATACAGTTTCTTAGACTTAACCAGTAACCTGTTAAGATTAGTTTCTCATGAGAAAGATTTGTGGTTTTCCTTTGATCAAGTAGAGTTTTTAGAGGTCTTTGAATAATGCCAGTATTTGATATAGAAACAGATGGACTAGATAGCACTAAGATCCATGTAATCTCTTGGATGGATGACCAAGGGAATGTGCAACACACGCATGACTATGTAGCTATGCGTATCTTCCTTGAGGAAGCACCAATTCTGATAGGACATAACATTGTAAGGTTCGACATCCCCGCAGTGGAAAAGGTGCTAGGCGTTAAGATAAGCGCAAGGCTAGTGGATACGTTAGCTCTGTCTTGGTATCTAAACCATAGTCGGAGCTTAGGTGATCACAATTTAGCATCCTATGGTGAGGAGTATGGTGTGCCTAAGCCTAAAGTAGAGGATTGGGTAGGCTTAACACCAGAAGAGTATGCTCACAGGTGTAATGAGGACGTTAAGATCAACGCTAGACTATGGCGTGATTTGGACATCAAACTTAAGAAGCTATACCCTGATGAGGATGAGAAGTGGCGTTTCACTGACTATCTTACATTCAAGCTACAGTGTGCAGCAGAGCAAGAGGCCCTACAGTGGAAATTAGATGTAACCAAAGCTAAGGGGCATCTAGCGGAATGGGAAGCTATGAAGGCTGAGAAGATAGAGCAGTTAGCCGATGCTATGCCTAAACGTGTCCTTACTAAGGTGCAACAAAGACCAAAGGTAATGTACAAGAAGGACGGTGAGCTATCATCACATGGCGAAAGGTTTGAGGAGCTACGCAAAGAATATAAGCAGCCAGAGGGTGTACAATCCTTTGTCGTTAAGACAGGTGAAGAACGGGCTAACCCTAACTCACCACCTCAAGTAAAGGATTGGTTATATTCTATCGGGTGGAACCCAAGTACCTTCAAATTTGAAAGGGGCAGTGATGGCGAAGAGAAGCAAATACCACAGGTACGAAAGGATGGAGAACTATGCCCGTCAGTCAGAAGATTGGCCTCTGCCGACCCTGCTGTTGTCATTCTTGATGGGCTTTCTGTTCTCAGCCATCGTATTTCTGTTCTTAAAGGCATGGTTGATGCAGAGCGTGATGGATACGTGCAAGCAACAATCGCAGGATTTACCAACACAATGCGTTTCCGTCATGCAAGACCATTAGTCAATCTACCCTCAGTGGAAAAGCCCTATGGTGCTGAAATACGTGGGTGTCTGACTGCACCTGATGGTTACACCTTGTGTGGGGCTGACATGACTAGCTTAGAGGATACAACCAAGCGTCACTACATGAAACCATTAGACCCCGATTATGTAGCTGAAATGAGTAAAGAGGGCTTTGATCCACACTTAGACTTGGCTAAACATGCTGGTGTTATCACACAAGAGGACATCGACAAACACAACTCAGGGGAACGTAGCTTGAAGTCACTACGCAAGAACTACAAGGTAGTCAACTACAGTGCTACATATGGCGTAGGAGCCTCTAAACTGGCCCGTGAGACGGGTATGAGCTTAAGAGAGGCTAAGGCACTAATAGATGCCTTTTGGTCACGTAACTGGTCAGTACAGAGGGTTGCAGAGGTAGCTAAGGTTAAGGAGTGCCTGGATGGGTATTGGTTGTTTAATCCAGTCTCTAAATTCTGGTACAGTTTACGCAATGAGAAGGATAGGTTCAGTACACTTAACCAAAGCACAGGAGTGTATTGCTTTGACAGTTGGGTTGCTGCATGTAGGAAACAGGGCATTAAAACCATTGGTCAATTTCACGATGAGGTTATCGCCTTGGTAGAAGAAGGAGCAGAAGCAGATGTAAAAGATAAGATGGAAAAGGCAGTATCTCAGCTTAATAAAGAGCTAAGTTTGAACGTACCATTAGGTACAGATGTGCAATTTGGCAACACTTATGCAGAGATACACTAAAGTGTAAAAAAATACTCAAAGGTGCTTATATTTTATTCTTTTGGGTGCCTAATATATAATACAGCCCTAACGAAAAGGAACTCGACACATGGCTAAATACACAATGGATATGGTACTACAATACGCTAAAGTCTTCCCTGAGAATGCTGATTACGGAGATCCTAAAGGAAACCGTGTAGCTAAGAGTATCGCTGATAAAGGTGGTCAATATATCGTACAGGCATATTTCACAGACCCAGATCAAATCAGTCAACTATTAGAAGATGGTTTAGATCCAGAACCAATGAATAGCCCCCGTATTATCGACGGAGATGCTCAGTATGGCATTGGTAAATACATGAAGCTTAAACGCATGGTTAAAGATGTTAAGAAATTTACTGATCGCTACGGTAAGCCCTTTGAGAAGGACTATGGTGGCGCACCAAACATTGTCAATCTTACAAATGGTATGGATAAGAAGACACTGTGGAGCTTTGAAGAGGATGGACCTCTAGGTAACGGTACTAAAGCTAAGGTTCAATTTGAGACTTACTCTAATGGTGCTGGTGTACGCCTTCTTAACGTAGGTATCACTGAGCATGTACCCTACACTTCAGGAGAGCCAACTGAAGACGATAAAATGTTTATGGTGGGGTAGTCAAATGACGAAGGTAACAATCATCTTTGAAAGCGAAAGTGAAGACGATGGATTTGAGGGTAAGACTATTATTGAGCGTCACAACATAGACGATCTCTGGGCTTTATCTAATGTATTTACTGACGCAACTAAGGCAGGTGGGTGGTGTTATGTTGCAGATGTAGCCTTTGAGAAAGACGATGGTAAGATGGTCTTTGGGAGCTTCTGATGATAGATGGGAAGGTTTTAATAGATGGTGACATTGTAGCCTATCGTGCAGCGCATGTTACCGATAAAGACTTTCCTGAAGATGCCAAGAGTAAGGTAGATGAGCTTATGGGGGACATACTGGATAAAACTACGTTGTTCAGTCTTCCCGATGAGTACACCGTCTACCTTACAGGCAAAGGTAACTTCAGGTACTCTATAGCTACTAAGAAGGTCTATAAGGGCAATAGAGTAGCAGCAGTAAAGCCCAGATACCTACCTCTCATCAGGGACTACTTAACAGTGAACTACAATGCTATTACTAGCGAAGGGGAAGAAGCAGATGATCTTATAGCTATAGAGGCGACTAAGCTTGGTCCTAGTACTACCATAGCTTCCACAGATAAGGACTTTATGCAGATACCTTGTCATCATTACAACCTAACTAAAGAAACCTTTACAAAAGTCAGTAAGGAAGAGGCTATGAGAGCTTTCTATACCCAGCTACTGACAGGTGATAAAATAGATAACATAGGTGGCGCTCCTGGAATTGGCCCTAAGAAAGCCGTTCAAATCTACAAGGACTGTAAGACAGAGGAAGATTTCTGGAAGGCAGCTCTTGAAGCTTACAAAGGGGATATAGATCACGCCATAGAGTGTGCAAGGTTACTTTGGTTAAGACGTAAGGAGGGTGAGCTATGGGAACCACCAGTGAGCGTAGAAGACACGCAATAAAGAATGGCTACCGATCTGGTTTAGAAGATGACATAGCTAAGGATCTTAATGATCGAGGTGTAGAGTTTGAATATGAGAAGCTAAAAGTTCAGTGGCAACTTATTGAGAACAAGACTTACACTCCTGACTTTAAATTACCTAATGGTATCATCATAGAATCCAAGGGTAGGTTTGTAGCAGCAGATAGGAAGAAGCACATAATTATTAAACAACAACATCCTTTCCTCGACATAAGGTTTGTTTTCTCTAACTCCAGAGCCAAGTTATATAAAGGTGCAAAGAGTACATATGGAGATTGGTGTAGTAAATATGGCTTCTTATACGCAGATAAAAGGATACCCGACGAATGGTTAAAACAATCCTGATTAAAGTCCATCGTGTTCTTGATGGCCCCTACGAAGATGAAGATGGTAATTACTGGTTAAACTGTAGAGTAGAAGATCCCCAAGAAAGAAACCCAAGTAAAGTTATGTTTGATGAAGAGATCCCGTTTGTCTCCTTTGATGCAGCCTATGAGTTTCAGAGTCACTTCTACAGATCAATCGAACCCATACTAATAGAATTTGAAATGGATACCCGATATGACAGCTAAGACAGCAGTAGTATTCTCATGCGCTCACTCAGACCCCTCGACGGGAAATGAGCGTTTCGACTGGCTAGGGGAATTAATCTATGAGGTAAACCCTACCTACATAATTGACTTAGGTGATGGTGCTGATATGCGCTCCCTTAACACCTTTGACACACGTTACCCAGAGGCTATCGTAAGTCAGAACTACGAACAGGACATCAACTGCTACAATGAGGCAATGGATCGTCTACGGAAGAAACCTAGCGAAAGAAAATATAAGCGACCATATTGGATTGGCTTTGAGGGGAACCATGAGAATAGAATCAAAAAGGCTATCGCACACGACCCAAGACTACAGGGAGACAAGTACGGGATTTCCTTCAGCCATCTTCAAACAGACCACTGGTTCGACGAATACCACGAATACACTAATAGCGCCCCCGCTATCGCTGACTAT